TACAGCGGGTCGCGGGTGCGGGTCTTGCGCGCCGTGGCGCTGTCGAGCACGAACCCCTCGCCGGACATCATGTCGATGATGTCGTGGGAGTTGACGTGGACGTATCGGTCGGTCATCCGCGGCGCCGCGCGGAGCGCGAAAACGGACGGGGGCAGTAGGGTCGTGAGGTCGAGGGTCATTGCGGGGCTCCTGCGTGGGATTAGGTGGGTTGGCGGCCCCTTTCGGGGCCGGGGCAGTTTCAGTTCGTCGCTTTGCGCTGGAGGAATGCGAACAGCTTGCTGTTCTTGCAGCGCGTGCACTGCGCTGAGACATCGGCTGCGAATTCTGCGTACCCGGTGGTGAAGTGCTCGCCGCGAAGGGCTGCGCCGGCACGTCCGGTTTGGCAAGTGGGGCCGCGATGAACGGTGTGTTGGAGGTGCAGTTTGCGGCTCATTTCAGTTCCTTTCTCTGGTGGTGGTCGGGACCGTTCCCCGATGTAGAGAATTCTGAACCAGATGCGAGCGACTGGAAATCAGTGAAAACCCTTGCCTCGCGGGTTTTCCGCCGCCGCGATGCGCCCGAGAAGCCCGAGAATCCGGCTTCTTTCACAGAAAGGCGGGGTAAATCGGCATGAACAAGGCGCACGACGGCGGGCACGAGGAGTTTTTGGAGGCGCTGGGGGCGGGAATCGAGGGGGAAGAACGGTTAATTCTGTGCGGGTTCGAGGGCGACCCGAACGCGGCGCCGCCGACGGCGTGGAGGCCGCGACCTTGGCGACCCGGGAGGGGTGCGGCGCCCTTCGGGTTCGAGGAGAACGCCTACGTGGCGGTGTCGTCGTTCGGGAAGGCGGCGGACGGCTCGTACCGGCGCCGGGTGGACGGGTTCCGGGGCGGGCTGGCGCTGATGATTGACGATGTGGGGACGAAAGTGCCGCGCGAATCGCTGCGCGGGGCGGCGCCCACTGCGGCCGTCGAGACTTCGCCGGACAACGAGCAGTGGTGGTTCTTCCTGCGCGAGCCGCTGCGCGACGTGTCGCGCTTCGACGCGATCATTCGTGCGTTCATCTCCGGAAACCTGCTCGGCGCGGACCCGGGCATGAGCGGCGTGAATCGGGTCGGGCGCTTGCCGGGGTTCGTGAACGGGAAGGCGAAGTATCGCGGGTTCCGCACGCGGCTCCTGGAGGCGGATTACGCGCGACGGTTCGAGGCCGGGGAGCTCGTGGAGCGGTTCGGGCTGGTGCTGAACGGGCGGCGGTACGCGGAGGGACCGGCGCGGGGGTCGGAGGAGTTGATCGAGCGAGTGCGGGCGTTCGAGACGTTCGCCGCGCAGTTGCGGGACGCGGGGATGTTGAAGCGAGGGGATTTCGACCCGTCGGGGTGGATCGAGATGCGGTGCCCGTGGGCCGGCGAGCACACCACCGCCGCCGACAACGGCGCCGCGATCCGGCGCCCCTCGGACGAGAACGGATGGTACGGGGCGTTCCGCTGCCACCACGGCCACTGCGCCGATCGGGGGTGGGCGGACTTGACGGATTGGATGACGGAGATGAATGAGGAGGTGATGAATTGAAGACGACGGACAGCTTTGAATTTTCAGCAGCGCTTGCGCGAGCACTGGGAGTGGATGTGTCGCCCGGGCAACTCGTGACCAAGATCGTGTTGACCATCGAGCCGGGCAAAACGCCCAGGCTCGATGTCACGCGGCTCGTGGCGGAGGAGGGCGCGATTGGCGCTGTGGAAAAGGTCATGACAACGAGATTGGAGCAGAGCAAATGAAGGACACGGAATGGATGGACATGACGATTGAAGAGGCGCGGGAGTTGGCCGCGACGCCGACCCCGACGGCGGAGGGGAAGTGGATGTTGATCGGGCCGGAGGGCGCGGGCATTTTCCACGGGGCGTCGCCGATGGAGTGTCTGCGCAAGGAGCAGGAGGCGCGGGTTCCGCCGCGCGTGGCGGCGGCGCGGCTGCGCTTGGCGATGGTGGAGGATGGCGAATGACGACCATCGATCCGATCCGGGAAGCCGCGGACGCCGCGGAGCGGGAGTTGCGCGAGCGGATGGCGGCGCGGGGACGGCGCGAGGCGCGGCCCGAGGACTACCTGTACGACAAGGCGCAGGAGGCGTTCTGGGACGTGGAGGACTGCACGCTGCACACGGAGAAGGCCGTCGACGCGTCGATCCCGCTGGAGTTGTGGCGAGTGGTGGTGCAAGAAGGGGACGCCGGAGGGGACGCGGACGGCCCTGCCCGTGCCGGGAGAGGGCGTCCGCGTGCACGCCGGGAACGTACAGTGCGGCCTTCGATGGACATCATGCGCATCGAGAATGATCAGTTTGTGGAGGGCTCGACGTGGTGGCCGGGCCAGCCGCGGATCATCAAGGACTGGTTCATCGACAAGGACGGCGCTTACCCATCGCAGGGGAGGCGGTCGTTCAACCAGTTCCGGGCGCCGCCCGCGACGGTCGGGGCTGCGGAGCTCGCCGCGCCGTGGTTGCGGCACATCGAGAAGCTGTGGGCGACGGAATCGGAGCGGGAGTTTTTCTATGACTACTGCGCCCACATGGTTCAAAAGCCACAGGAGAAGTGCAACGCCGCCGTAGTGCTCGCCGGGACGCAGGGGATAGGGAAGGATGCGGCGTTGGTGCCGGTGAAGGCGGCGGTGGGCGTGTGGAACTCGAAGGAGGTGGACCCCGACGACTTGTTCTCGGCGTACCGGCCGTGGTTGCAGACGTTGATGCTCACCGTGAACGAGGTGCGCACATCGAAGGACGAATTTCACGCATCGTCCATGTACAACATCCTCAAACCTCTCATCGCCGCGCCCCCGGACACGCTGCCGCTGAACGACAAGTACGCGAAGCTCCGGTACGTGATCAACGTGCTGCGCGTCTTCATCACCACCAACGAGGCCCACGCGATGTTCATTCCCGAGGAGGACCGGAGGATGTTTGTGCTGCACTCGTTCCTGCCGCCAAAGTGGCACGAGGCGGAGGGCGACCCGACGTACTTTACGCGGTTCTTCGACTGGATCGCGGCGGGCGGCGCGGGCCACGTCGCCGCGTGGCTCCGGGCTCGGGACATCAGCAGATTTAACGCCAAGGCCCCGCCGCCGCGCACGACGGGATGGGACGCTGTCGCGGGGACATGGGAGGCGCCGGACGACGCTGTGGCGCGGGCGCTGGAGAGGATGGCGCGGCCGGGCGTGCTTTTTGGGCAGGAGTTGCTGGACGGGGCGTTTGACGACCGGGAGGAGATTGTGGCGATGATGAAGTCTCCGCGCAAGATTGGGCACCGGATGCAGCGGGACGGGTACCTGCTGAAAAAGAGGCCGGACGGGGATCGGTGGACGTTCCGGGACGGGGGCTCGACGTTCCGTTCGAGGCTGGCTTTTGTGCGTTCGGAGTTGCTGGAGGATGCGACTGCGGCCGCGGTGGCGATCGAGGAAAGGGGCCGCGAGCTGGCTTCGCAGACTCGGCACATATCCGTGCCGGCGTAAGGGGCTTTAGGTGTCGCTTCGGGTAAACCCGTGTGCGCGGGTAAACCCTGTGTGGATGTTCGGGTAAACCCGTGGTTCTTGAACCCGAGATTCCCGAGATTCCCGAGGCGCCTATTGTCCGGAAAAAAGATATATATCGTTAATTTAATTAAGTAGGGGAGAAGAATAGGGAAACTCACTCATCTCGGGAATCTCGGGTTCATGCGGGAAAACCCTTTTGCGATTCCGGAGACTTCGGCGAGAATCGCGCGGCCGCAGCGCCCGCATCCGACCCCTCCTCAGGCATTCATGGCATCGTCAAAAGTCCCCGTCAGCGTGCACAAAGCGACCTTGAGCGCGGAGCGTGGGACGGCGATCCATCTGCGGCGCGCGGGGCGGACATATGACGAGATTGCGGACGAGATGGGCGTGGACACCAAGCGCGCCCGCAAACTCGTGGAGGCGGCGATGGTCGAGCACCGCGAGCAGGTCGCCACGGCGGTCAGCGAACTCAGGGCGCTGGAGGCGGCGCGGCTCGACGCGATGCAGGCGGCGGTGTGGCCCGAGGCGATGGATGGGCGCGGCTTTGCGATTGATCGGGTGCTCCGCATCATGGAGCGCCGGGCGCGGCTGCTGGGGCTGGACACGTTGACGGAGCGGTATGGTGAGTTGACGCCTGAGCAGGTGGCCATCGAAGCGCAGTTGGCGATCCAGCAAGCGATGGCCACATCGGCGGGCGCGTGATGGGAGCGACGCTCGTCGCCGATCCCGTCGCGGCCCCCGCCCCTTCCCCGACGCGCTACAAGCGCCTCTACCCCCTCCGCACACACCCCGAGCAGGACCGGCTGCGGCGCTCGCGGGCGCGGTTCCGGGTGGTGCCCTCGGGGCGGCGCTCCGGCAAGACGGAGCTCGCGAAGCGACACCTTTTGGTCGAGGCGCTGTCGGCGATAGGGTGGGCCGATCCGAGGTTTTTTGCTGCGGCTCCGACCCGTGATCAGGCGAAGGCCATTTACTGGTCCGACCTGAAGGCGATGATTCCGCGCGCATTGGTGGCCGATCGGAGCGAGACGGCGCTGACGCTGTGGTTGCGCAATGGCGCGGAAATCTCGGTCATCGGCATGGACCGCCCGGAGCGCATCGAGGGCCGGCCGTGGAACGGCGGCATCCTGGACGAGTACGCCAACATGAAAGAAGGCGCATGGGGCGAGAATGTGCGCCCGGCGCTTTCGGATCGCAAAGGCTGGTGCTGGCTGATCGGCGTGCCCGAGGGGCGTAACCACTACTACGACCTGTGGAAGTACGCGCGCAGCGGAGTGGATGCGGAGTGGGACGGCTTCCACTGGCACTCCAAGGACATCCTCGACCCGGCCGAAGTCGCGGCGGCCAAGCGGCAACTCGATCCGCTCGTGTTCGAGCAGGAATATGAAGGCAGCTTCGTCAACTTCGAAGGCCGCGCCTACTACACATTCCTGGAGGCCGATCATTGCCGGGCGTTGGTCTACAACCCCGTTGCGCCGCTGAATTTTTGCTTCGACTTCAACGTTGAGCCGGGCGTGTGCGCCGTGACTCAAGAGCAGACGCTGCCCGGGCAATTTGAGCGCGACAAGGGCGGCTTCTTGCTGCTCGACCGGCCCGTCACCGGAACCGGCATCATCGGCGAAGTCCACATTCCCCGGAACAGCAACACGCCCGCCGTGTGCAACAAGTTGATCGAGGACTGGGGCAAGCACGCCGGGCCGGTGCGGTGCTACGGGGACGCGACGGGCGGCGCCCGCGGCACGGCGAAGGTGGCGGGGAGCGATTGGGACTTGATCCGCTCCGCGTTGCGTGTGGCGTTTGGTGATCGGCTGTCGATGCGCGTGCCTCCGAGCAATCCCGCGGAACGCTCGCGGCTCAACGCGATGAACTCGCGCATCCGGTCCGGCGACGGCACAATCCGCCTCATGGTCGATCCGGCGAAGGCGCCGAACGTGGTCAAGGACATGGAAGGCGTACGGCTGCTGAAGGGCGGCAGCGGCGAAATCGACAAGGCTTCGACGCCCGCCCTGACGCACGTGTCGGACGCGCTCGGGTACTACGTCGTCAAGGAATTCCCGGTGGTCAAATCCACAGCAACCAGCGCGCCGCTCAAACTATGACCCTCGCCGTCAACGAGCAATCCGACGCCGTCGTCAAGATGGCGCTCGACTGGACGCTGGCCGATGCGTTGCTTGGCGGCACGCGCACGATGCGCGAGGCGGGGCGCACGTACCTGCCGAAGTGGCCGCAGGAGGACGACGACTCGTACGCCATCCGGCTCGCCATCAGCGTGCTGTTCCCCGTATACCAGCGCACCGTCCAGACGCTTTCGGGCAAGCCCTTCAGCAAGCCCATCACGCTCGGCGAAGACATACCCGCGCGCATCATCCCTTGGCTCGATGACATCGACCTGCAAGGGCGCAACCTCGATGCTTTCTCGGCGGACGTGTTCCAGGCATCGATGGGCTACGGGCTCGCTGGCATCCTGGTCGAATTTCCGGTGCGTCCCGAGGGCGTCGTCACCCAGGCGCAGGAAGCCGCCGCGGGGCTGCGTCCGCACTGGATTCAGATTCGTGCGGAGCAGATTCTCGGTTGGCGAGCGACGCGCGAAGGCGGCATCTGGAAGCTGTTGCAACTGCGCCTCATGGAAAGCGTCGAGGTGGAGGACGGTGAATTCGGCACGATCGAGGTGCAGCAAGTGCGGGTGCTGGAGCCGGGCGTGTGGCGCACGTATCGCTACTCCGACCAATCCGCCGTTCGTGCCGTGTCGGGATGGGACTTGTTCGAGGAAGGCGTCACGACGCTGAACAAAATCCCGTTCATCCCGACGCAGGCCGGTCGCACCGGGTTCATGACTGCGCGCCCGCCGCTCATCGAAGTTGCGCACATGAACGTCGCACACTGGCAAAGTGCCTCCGATCAGCAGACCATCATCCACGTTGCCCGAGTCCCCATCCTGAGCGTGTCGGGGGTCGATGACCCGGAGTGGGAACTGACGATTGGCGCGTCGGTGGCGACGAAATTGCCGACCGGCGCAAAGATGGAATTTGTGGAGCACTCTGGCGCCGCGGTCGGCGCGGGAGTCGTGGAACTCGACAAACTGGAAGAGCGCATGCGGCAAGCGGGCGCCGAACTGCTGGTCATCGACACCCGTATCACCGCCACGCAAGTCCACACCGAGAACGCTGTGGGCATGTGCGTGCTTCAACGTATGACAAAGGATTTCGAGGACGCTCTGGATCAAGCGCTGCAGATCACCGCCGAGTGGATCGGCGAAGCGAGTGGAGGACATGTCTCGCTGTTCAACGACTACGGTGTCGCCACGCTGCAAGAGGCCAGCGCGCAACTTCTCCTCTCGACCAACCAAGCCGGCAAACTCAGCGACGAAACGCTGCACAGCGAATTCCAGCGCCGCGGCATCCTGTCTGCTGATCTGTCTTGGGAGGATGAGTCTGCGCGCATCGAGACTCAGGGGCCGGAGCTTGGGCTGATGGGCGTAGGAAGCGCGATCGACCCGACAACGGGCCTTCCCCTATCCTCGCCTGCGATCGTGGCTCCTGCGTCGAATCCGCCCACACCGCAGCCCGCTTTCGATATGGACGCGCTCGTCGCGGCCATCGGCTCGATCACTTTCCCGGCCCCCATCGTGAATGTCGCCGCGCCGGCCTCGGCCGCGCCGCCGCAGATCACGGTCGAGGCACCGACCATCAACGTCACCGTTCCCGAGCAGGCGCCTCCAATCGTCAACATCGCGCCCGCCGCGATCACGGTCGAGTCACCCACCATCAATCTCCCGACCATCACAGTCACCGTCCCCGAGCAGCAGCCGCCCATCGTCAACGTCGCTCCGGCCACAGTCAACGTCACGTCGCCCCCAGTGAACGTCACGATTGAAAAGGGCGGCTCGGTCAAGTTCACCGAGGACCCCGACGGCAACATCACCGGCGCAGTCATGCAATGACCAACGAACCTCTCATTCACACCACGCTTGGCAATGTCCCGGTCGCTTCTCTCGTCTACGAGACGGAATGGCGAATGACGGACAGCATCATCCACTTCTGCGAGCGCTACCGCGACTCGACGGGCGAGGTGGTGCGCCAGGACGCACACGTTTACGCTTTCGGCGCTGAAGCGCTTTCCGATGCCAACCAACTCACGGAGTAATCAATGGCCGTCACCACCGCAGTCTGCAATCAATTCAAGGCCGACGTTCTCGGCATGGCCGTTCACGCGGCCGGGAACACATACAAGCTCGTGCTTGTGCGGTTGAGCCACGCTGGCACGTACGGCGCGGGAACCATCTCTGTCGGCGCGACTGTGGACGGAACGGGCACCCCGACCACTTCGCTGCTGGGGACGGACGCAATCCACTCCGGCAACTCGACCATGGGCACGTATGGCGTAACCGGGTTCACGCTGTCGGGTTTCTCGGCGTCGCTGCAGAGTTCGACCGGGTGCCTGGATTTCTCTGCGCCGTCCGCCGCGACCGGCACGACGATCAGCGCAGTGGGAGCGTTGCTGTACAACTCGACGCAGGCCACCGGCAAGACGCTCGCCGCGTACGACTTCGGCGGAACCATCGCCAGCACGGCCGGCAACTTCACGATCAGCGTTCCGAGCGTCGGCGCTTCAACTTCGATGATCCGCATCGCGTAACTGAGCATGACCACTACCCACGCAAACCGAGTGCAGATGACGGTGTCCGGTACGCCGGGCACAGGCACGATCACGCTCAACGCTGCAAGCAGCGGATATCGGACCTTCGGCGCTGCCTACGGCGGGAATGCTACCGTAGACATCCTCATCACAGAGGGCACGGCGTGGGAGGTCGCAAAGGACTGCACCTACACGCACAGCGGCACTACGGTCACGCGCGGCACGCTGGAATCGAGTAGCACAGGAAGTGCGGTGACGTTCACAAGTGCTGCGATTGTCTCTGTCATTCTGCCTGCGTCAAAGGGAAACGCTTTAGAACTGCAGCTCAATCGCGGATACACGTTTGTACGCGCAGACGGAAGCACGACACAAACTACATCCTCGTCTGCGTGGAGCAAAATTTCCACAGCACTCTCATCGGTTGTCAGCAATCCAGACACCTACTGGGACACCTCCAACAAGCGCTTTCTACCTTTACGAGCTGGTTCGTACCTCATCACTGCAGGGGCGCAGTTCAACTCCGGCAGTGCGGACGCGCAAGCCGGCATTTACTTGAACGGCGCGCTCGATTCGCCAGGGGCTTACATCAACGTGGCGAACTGTTACGCAATCTGCACGGGGATTGTGAATTTCAACGGATCGTCAGACTACGCGGAGTTGTGGGCCTACACGGGCTCGGCGCTAACAACCTTCGCTGATGCTGGCTCGGTGTTTTTCAAAGCCATCTACCTCGGTCCTTGACATGATTGGTTCACATGAGTGGGGCGCTAAGGTGTGGGCGTTCGATCCCCCATTTACCGGAGTGTCTACCGAACCTGATGCGCCATACGTACCTCCGCCCGCTCCCCCTCCGCCCCCTCCGCCTGTGCAGCAACAATTCTCATGTGTTGTGCAGCAATCAGGCGCGGTGCTTGAATTGGCGTTTGACGCGGATGTCTCGGTAAATATTGGGTCTCTGCACATAACGTCGGATGGGGCGCCGGTGGCCGTCACAGGGCTCGCGTTGCTTGGAAATCGCAGATGGGCTGTCTCGATCGGTAGACGTTGGATACGCTCCGGCGCAGTTGTTGAATGCTTCTTCGAGGACGCGCCCGCTGTTGTCACAAACAACAGTACGGTCACGACTGAGCAAATCCGCTACGTTGGCAGGCGCTTCGGGATGTTCGTGCATTTCAACATCACCACCTTTACGGGCGGCGCCGCTGGCACCGGGGAGTGGGGAACAGGGGCCGAGAGCCCAAATTCATTTGCGCCAACCGCAAGCGTGGCTGACGGCATCGACCAGTGGATCGTTGGGGCCAAGCTGGCCGGCATGGAATACATGGTCCTAACGGCGAAGCACATCGCGGGCTTCTGTCTGTGGCCGACCTCGCAGACCACGTTCGGCATTGCGTCATCGTCCTGGTATGCGCCAGCCGGCAGCCCGGACATTGTGCGCATCTTCACTTCAAAGGCGCGGGCCGCTGGGCTTGGCGTCGGCCTGTACTTCTGCGTTCGCGACTTGAATTGGGAGATAGCGCATCCCGGCTTCACAGGTGCCGCATACACCGGCTTCACGCAGGCACAACTCACCGAGTTGCTGTCGAACTATGGGCCTATCGATGCACTGTGGCTCGACGGGTGGGATTGGGGCGGGGTTGGGCCGGGGATCGAGTTTTCTACAACCCCGTGGGCGTCGCTGCACGACTTAATCAAGGGCTTGCAGCCGAAGTGTCAGAT